TAAATCAGGGGTACGGGACAAGTGGAAGCGGCGGTTTCAATTCGGGTATGGAGGCGCGCGATAAGTGGTTGCCCAAGACAGTAGATGAGCTTCGCGTCGACACAAACCCGAGGCTTGAATATGAGCTCATCAATCACGAAGGCCCGGCAAACGCCCAAATTAAAAATTTGGGGAAAATTGGACGCGTTGAAAAGCAAGGCCCCGATACATTCTTTATTAATTCTCAAGATCGTTGGCTGACTACTACTGGAGCAGAGAAAGGTGAGACATTGCGACCCATCCAGGAAATGGGTATATTACGTCGCAACGATATTGTAACCGATTACGCTGGGCCTGCTGGGTCCGCTGATAGAAAGGCGGCTTATGCTCCTGAAAATTTTGAAGTCAGCAAGCGCCACCAGCTGCCAACTTGTGATGTGAACCATTCGCGAGCAATTGGGCGCGGTCCGACAACTGATGGTGATAATTTTCTTCGCAGTCACACAAATTACAATAATCACCGTTCAACGATTAAGCAACCAGATACTTTGAGGAGCGGATTTAGTGGGGCAATTGGTGCTGTTATAGCCCCATTCATGGATATATTACGTCCGTCTCGCAAGGAGGAAACTGTTAACAATGTTCGCATTTACGGCGAAGCCGGGACCAATGTTCCTCAAAGCTACGTTATCAATACAAATGATACTACACCCACGACAATTAAGGAAACAACCCTTTACTCACCCGAGTTTAATATTAACAACCAAAAGGAGAGCATTTACGTTAACAATTACAAACCTATGGATTTAACGCAGAGGGATACAACCAGCTGTGATTATATAGGCACATCCGGAGGACACGGCACACAATATGGCGATGTCCTGTATGATGCGGCATACAGACAACACAATAATGATATAAAGTCTGCGACAATTGACAATCGCCCAAATCAGGGAGGGACGCAATTATTCAACACGCAAATGAATGTAAATATTGCTCGTCAAGATAGCGATAGGTTCAATTATCGCGTGAGTGCTCCTTCGTCGGTTGTTCCCATGCCTCCGTCGAAAGAAGTGTACGGAAAACAGAACGGTCGTCAAACGTATGACGAAAATATCAACTGTGCCCGCATAGATGGCGACTTGTTACAAGCATTCAGGTCGAATCCGTATACGCATTCGTTGACGACGTCTGTCTAATCCACGGGGGCACAGCCCCCGTAAGCCCCCATTTGCGTAATATCCCCCCTTCCATAGAAATACCCATTTTGCTCCACTCAACCTTTGGAAAAGGTTGAACCAAATCTCCCTTTTGGGAGGGGGCTTACGGGGGTTTACCCCCGTGAAAAGTGGAAGATTGCGTTAAAAACACACTTAAAAACAACTCATATATAATAACAAGTTCTACAATGTCATTACATATTCATCAAAAAATAAAGGAAAAATTGGAATACTTCCAGTTGAAACACAAAATCCCCAATATTATATTTCATGGACCAACCGGGGGTGGAAAACGAACTCTCGTGAATGAATTCATACATAGCATATATGAACACGATAGAGAAAAAATAAAGTCGTTGGTAATGTATGTCAATTGTGCTCACGGAAAGGGTATTAAGTTTATACGCGATGAGTTAAAATTCTTTGCCAAGACACATATTAATTCAAATGGCGGGGATATTTTCAAAAGTATTATTTTACTCAATGCCGATAAACTTACAATGGATGCCCAATCGGCCCTGCGTAGATGTATTGAATTGTTTAGTCACAACACCCGATTTTTCATTGTCGTAGAAGACAAATACAACCTGCTAAAACCGATATTGTCGAGATTTTGTGAAATTTATGTTCCCGAACCAACCCATGATGGTAAGACGATCAATCTTTACAAGTATAATTTAGAAGAGACGTTTAAAATGAACAATGTAAATACAAACCGCTTGGATAAACTGAAAAAGGAAATTACAAAATCAATCGACAAAAACACCAGTGTGAAGGCGTTAATGACGTTTTGTTCGCTGTTATATGAAAAGGGATATAGCGGTTTAGACATATTAAAGCTACTTGATAATCCATATCCTGGTTTAACGACTGAACGAAGATATGAATTGTTAATCGCATTCCATCGTGTTCGAAAGGAATTTAGGAATGAAAAAATAGTGATGTTATTTATTTTAAACTTTATGTTTTTAAGTTTAGAACTATCTTTAGAAAATATTTCATTTATGTAACATGGATGATTTTAATGTAGCCACGTTACACGAAAGCCGGAATGAATGGTCTGCTCGCTTAGTCACAATTTTAACCCCTCTCGTAATTGATGGTTATAAATCGATTATCGACGAAGCGGTCAAATTGTGTAAGGAAAATGGTGAAATGGACAAATACCTTATGACATTTCAAAACTTTGTATCTAGAATCCCCAAATGGAATAACACAATTATAGAAACAGAACGAAAGAGAATCTGCGACAAAAGTGGATGCTTGTATTTAGAAGATTTGGTAACGTGTGTTCACATTATTCAACTGAAAATTTTAACCGCTGTTCGGGTTGGACAAAAACAGAAAAAGATTGACATCAATATTCCCAAGTTGGACGATTTTATTCACAAGGTTTACATTAGTGTCGCAAGAAAGGTATACAAAAACGTATATCTGTTTGAGTTGGGAATTCCACCACTTCAAATACAAAAACAAAACCGTGAACTTGAAATCATAGTTCAGGAGTGTATTTTGAACACTATACGGGAAAGCATCCCGGTTGAGGCTATCTTGAAAGAATATATGCAAGATGAATATGTAGAAGAAGAGTTAATTGAAGAGATCAAGGAAGATGTGATTGATCCCGAGCCCGAAGCTGTGAAAGAAACTGAACAAGTTATTACGCCTGTGTCTGTAGTCCAAACGAAGGATGAACCTGCAACTAAATTATCATTCGATGATGTTGATTATGTAAAAGACATTAATGATAATGTAACTCCTGTCAGTGCCCCCAAAACTATTGAATTTTTGAATGAGATCAGTGTAAAACGCGCGAAGGAGAAAGCAGAAGAAGATGGTGATAAAATATCAATTTCGCCTGAATCATTTGACCTTACAGATTTAGATGTTCATGAGATCGGTGAACCTAAAATAAAATTCCCAGAATTGAACGAAGAAATTGAATTTGAGTTATTGGAGTAATTGCGTAAAAGATGAAAGAAGAATGTTTATGGGTATTGTAAATGGACAATATGTTTTTTATAGCGGGAATAATTTCAGTCGTGTTTTTAATTGCGAAATTCGTCGAAATGCGATTTGTCGACAAGGAGAGCAAACCACTGAAATTATTAATACGTGATGCGTTGTTGGTCTATTTTAGTGTTGTTTTTGGTATTTTTGTCATGGAACAGTTGAAGCCGATGAGCGGTGAAGGCCCGGTATCACAACAAGTGTTTACAGACAATCCAGAGTTTTAGAAACAATGATATAAAGGTATACTTAGTATAAAATCAATGTCCTGTGAATATTTTATACTAACTAAGTCTAAGGACGAAGATGTTACTGATAATCGAAACAACCAGATTATTAATATGGATAAATTGATGTTTATTCTACCGTCAAATAATTTGAGTTATTATTCAAACCATGGTTTGTTTTAATCAAGTTTGATGGAGTGGTCAAAGCAGTTTTGTTTCAGTAACAAAACTACTTTAGATATTGGAGCTCACAGCGGCACATATTCACTTTGTTTGGCAAATAGAAGTCAACAGGTGTATTCATTTGAACCCCAAAGAATGACATACTACTCTTTGTGTGGAAGTGTCGCCCTTTCGAATTTGAAAAATGTTACGTGTCTTAATTTTGGGTTGGGATCACCTGAACAGGTTGGCGAAAAGGAGTTATTCATTGTAAGCAATGACGGAGGAGGGTCAACGCTTATAAAGAATCAAAATCAGGTATTAACAACCGAGACGGTTACTATTCGAACACTTGACAGTCTTGGTCTTAAAAATATTGGGTTTATTAAAATGGATGTAGAGGAGAACGAGTTGAATGTTTTGAAGGGTGCGGTCGAAACGCTGAAAAACTCAAACTACCCAACAATTTTGTTTGAATCAAACGATAGAAATGATGAGTTATTTGATTTTATCAAGCAGTTATCATACAAGATTGTCCAGGTTAGCGGAGTTAATAATATGTTTTTGGCGACGCACTGAGTGTAACTCCCTTTTCTACAACTTCGTAAGACTTCGTGAAAAAAAGGGAACAAAATTTTGCTCGCTTTTTTCAAAAGCGACTTTATCGCCCGGTCCACACCTTTACAATTGATTTGGGTATTTTGTTTCGTTTCAAATCTGTTTCGTAGTTATCATATGTATATCCCCAAGATTGGTATTTCATGATATTTCCAAATAGTGATTTTAACCTGACTACTTCTTTACATTCTTTACAGAATAGGGCCCCAAATATTCTCTCGAGCGAACATCTATCGGCCCTACATTTGACGGCTTCTATCATATTTGAAATGCCATATTTCCTTTCCAGGGATTGTAAAAAACCATGATTTATAAAGCTTTGAACACCGAAACAACCGTTCCATTTATCTTCATTCAGGAAAAATTTAGACTCGAACTCATGTGACAGCATTTTTTTGATCACATACCCATTTTTTAATTTATTTGCTATACGCAATGTGTTGGGTCTGTTTTCTTTATCAGCATCAAACGACCACAGTGGTAATACTCGAAGACCTATAATTCGTTCAAAGCTGAAGCGTCTGTGAAAAAAAACACTATCGTGTATTATAACTGCGTTTTCAAACCATTTGTGTTTTTGATAATAGTAATACGGGAGTAATTCTCCGCGACCACAAAACTCCGATTGGATAATTTCCACATTGGTATAATCATTTTCCGCGGTCAAAAACTCGGGGTTACTATTGTCATCGATGATAACAATTTTCTTGTACGGGTAAAAGCGCCGTATACAACGAATGGAATTATTCCAGTATTTGTTTGTTTTCGCGGAATTAACATGTCTTGTTATTATAAAACCATAGTTGTCCATCTAATTGAACAAAATATTATTATTTTTCACATTAAAAATCAATTTTTTGGAAAAGGTTGATTTTCTAAAGGATTGTTGTATTACAATATGCTAAATGTATTATCAGTATATTGTAATCCACCTTTCATAACTTTGTGAAAAAAGCGTTTAGCGAAGCAAGAAGCCAAGTCGCTTTTAAAAAAAGCGAGCAAAATTTTGTTCTCCACGGGGGCTTAAAAACCCCCATATTTGTTTTGCTCCATTCAACCTTTGGAAATGGGGTTTAAGCGAAGCAAAAACCAAACCATCCCTTCGGGGGGGGGGCTTACGGGGGTTTACCCCCGTGAAAAGTGGATTTCTAAAAGAGAATTATACGCACACAGGCATTTTATCAATGTCAACTATATCTCCCTTGACTTTTCCAGTGAATTCATATTTTTTAAATTCAGGTCTGTCCAATTGTAATTGGGGAGTATGATTATGAACACACCTGGCAATCATCTTGTAGAGTTTGAATTCTGGATATCGTTCGACCCCATTATTTTTATAGAGAAGATTACAACCACTGTCGTCGAGACACCAATCATATATCACCTTGTGTACTGGATTTTTGATTTGTTTTGCGTCGTCGATCACATAATCGTAAATGGAACACGCCAGTCTACACAAATCAAAACTGAAGTTGGGATCTAGACGGGCCTTTTTATCATTGAAAAAGGGCTCTGTATTATATTGTGTCGCAGCATCACCTCCAATTTTGAAGCTGTCGCTACAAAACACCTTACCATTTACCTTGTATATACTCCGCCCAAAATCAATGACTTTGAAGATTCGACCAAATGTTGGCACTTTATAATATTTCTTTCCATACAAATAATAAATGAATTTCCTGTCCGTTTGATTATACATTACGTTGTTTGTATGAAGGTCATTGTGGGTAAACGAAAATGTCTTTTGATATGTGATTAAAATCATTATAATCTGCATCAAAGCCGAAAACCATTCATCATTCGAAAGTTCATTATTTAAAATAAGGTCGTCAAACGTGTTTTCACAATTCTCCATACAAATTACCTGTACTGGGAACTTGGGTATTGTTGCTTCAATTACTTCTTCGGTATACGAGGATTCATCACTCCATTCTGTATCGCTGTCTTCTTTATTATTTTCTTCTGTGTTGTCTTCTGTGTCATCGTCTCCGTCGTTAGTGTGTGACGATGTTGATGAACAGCTCGAATTACTTCTCAGTGTAGTTATTTGAATATCATTCACACAAGAGATATCATTCAACTCGACAACTGTCATCGCGTCAAAACTTGCGGTCGTTTCACTTGCGGCCATATTGTTATCATCAAACATGTTTTCAAATAACTCCCCATTCAATGATTTTAAGGAAATACAAGATCCCGCACTAGTATTATGTTGGATTTTAATCGGTTTTAAAGCAACGCTGTTGTTATCGATGTCAAATAAATTGTCAAAATCATCAACCTTGTATAGAATATTTCTGTTTTTTTTAAAGAACGACGACTCGTTCAAAAAATCAATGTCGTCAAAAATGTTCAACTTAAAGTCATTTTTGATAGCAAGAAATGAACCATAATAATCAACGCCGTTTATAAATCCGTGCTCGTGTAACAGAAAATTTGTTACATACAGAAATAAACCGTCAACATATGCCGAGTTGTTTACATCTACATATTTGGGGTTAACGCTTGTTTCCGTTGATGTATTATCTGGTAACGTCAATAAGTTTGGATCATTTGTATCATATTTCCCAATCAAATATTTAAAGGGGTCTAACAGTGGAGCCATTTTGAAAAAGATGTCAACATTTTCTTTTTCTTTTTCTTTTTCTTTTTCTTTTTCTTTCTCCTTTTCTTTCCCCCTTTCTATGCTTTTGATACAACATTTAAATTTGTCGTTGATTTTCCTGACATTTGAAATATGCGATTTGTGATTCAAGTTTATAGAGTTGTAATTAGTATCGTTCAAGGAGAAAAAACGGTTATAAATTGGGATATAATTTTGTATTTTAGAGAGAAGTAACGAACCTTCTAAACTTTTAAAAAGTTCAGCGTTCTTTCTCTTTTGATAGTTTACAACTAATGCCATTAGCTATTTAAAATATAAGTTTTATATGATTTTAAACTTATACTTTCTTTTGTTGCGTTAAAGTATCCAAAATATAATTTATTGTTTTATTACGAATGGCCTCACTAGAATTGAAAAAATTCGATATGAAAAATATCAGTTTCAAACCAAATGAATCAAAGGGGCCCGTTGTTGTCCTTATTGGTCGTCGTGATACAGGTAAGAGTTTCCTTGTTCGCGACCTCCTATATTATCACCAGGAAATACCAATTGGAACTGTCATATCTGGAACCGAAGAAGGTAACGGATTTTATGGAAAAATGGTCCCAAAATTGTTCATTCACAATGAATACAATACTGCTATTATTGAAAATATCTTAAAACGACAAAAAACTGTTTTGAAACAAATCAAAAAGGAAGTCGAAACATATAAACGAAGCACAATCGACCCCCGCGCATTTGTTATTTTAGATGATTGCTTGTATGATGACTCATGGTCACGCGATAAGATGATGCGGCTCCTCTTCATGAATGGCAGACATTGGAAGATAATGTTAATTATAACTATGCAATACCCATTGGGAGTTCCACCTGTATTAAGGACTAATATTGATTACGTTTTTATTTTGCGCGAGCCCTACATAGCGAATCGAAGGCGAATCTATGATAATTATGCGGGAATGTTCCCCACATTCGAGTCGTTTTGTCAAGTCATGGACCAATGCACTGAGAATTATGAGTGTCTTGTGATAAATAACAACTCAAAATCGAACAAACTACAGGATCAGGTGTTCTGGTATAAGGCCGATAATCATAATGACTTCAAATTAGGGTCAAAGGAGTTCTGGGAATTGTCCAAAGGGTTCAACTCAGACGAAGAAGATGATAAATATGACCCTGGAAATGCGAAAAAGCGAGGTGCCGGACCCAAAATTAACGTGAAAAAGGCGACCAAATGGTAACCCACCTTTAGAAAATCCACTTTTGGAAAAAGTGGAGCAAAAAGGGGTTTACGGGGGCTTTGCCCCCGTGTGGAGCCAAAAAAATGTTATTGTTATGGTCTCCCTTTTGGAAATCCACTTTTGAAAAAAGTGGAGGAAAAGGGGGGGGGGGGGGGTTTTATGCCCCCGTGGGGAACAAAATTTTGCTCGCTTTTTTTACACCTTTTCTCATTTGAAACGCCCATTTTGTCATTTTTAAGCATACCAAAAACAATATAAAGAGTAATCTGTAATGTATATTAAGTTATGGTTTCCTTGATTTTACCTGCTTCACGCAACGAACCTTTATGAGTGAGTCCCGAAGACAAACAAATGAGTCTCATAAAGGGGAGCGTTAGAAATCACTAAAGCGTCTTTCACCATTGCACTCTCAATGGAAAAAGTTAGACCATCGTAGGTGTAATTCCTACTATTGACTTTACTAATTTTCTTGTTTTTTTTACCCCT